AGACCAAGAAAGGATGATCGAATATGTTTTTACAGCATAGAAATTTAGGGAAGCCGGTAGAACCGTTTGTACAGGTGCAGGCGACCGCAGGCGAAGACTTTGTTCCAGGCGAAGTGCTGACCTTGACAAACGGTACAGCAACGAAATGCAGTGGGGAAACAGTACCGATGTACATTTGCCAGCGGAAACTGGCTGCAGCGGCAGAAGGGGATTTACTTGACTGCACCGTGGTCAATGCGGAGCAGGAGCTGGAGGTTCCACTTTCTGCAGCTGGTGCAGCGTTAAAAGTGGGCGACAATGTTACCAGCGGCGAGGACGGCTTGACGGTAACGGCGACCACGACAAGCGGCGTATTTACCATTACAGAAATCTTAGGCACTGCCGTGGGCGATCATGTTCGCGGTTTTTTTATGCATTAATTTGAGAGGTGATAGAAAATGGCAGGTTTAATTTTTAGCGAGGCTAGCGGCTTCGCCGATTCTTTATTCGGAAAAAGCGCATATCCGATCAGTATGGTATTGGAAAAATCTCTGGAAGCATTTGAACAGTCTAGCGCGGTGGATAAGCTGTTCAGCAAGCGGAAATCCAAGCATTTTGCAGAAAAAGTAACGGCTTTGTCCGCAATGGATAACTGGGCGCCGTCCGGGGAAAACTCCACACCGGCAACCGCAGGGATGGCAGAAACCTTTAACAAGGTGATCGAACACGTCGTATGGACCAACTCTTTTGCCATCACCAGAGAAATGGTTGATGACAGCAACTTTGACCTGATGCGCATCCGTGCGACCAAGATGATGCAGTCCTGGGGCCGGACACGGGAAGAGTTCGGCATGGCCATGCTGGCCGGGGCTACCGGAAAAACCATCAGCTATGCCGGCAAGATGTTTGACACCACTGCAGCGGATGGAAAGCCGCTATTTGCAAAAGATCATCCGAACTTCTTTAATTCTAAAAAGACACAGTCTAACTTATTCTCCGATCCGTTTTCCAATAAGGTATTGGCACACGCCGAAACGGCAATGCAGAATTTCAAGGGCGACAAGGACGAAATCCTGGGTATCGTTCCGGATACCATCCTGATTCCCAATGATGCAGCGCTAAAGTATGCTGTATTTGAGGCCATTGGGGCGGACAAAGACCCAGCGACCTCCAATAACGGGTTTAACTACAATTATGGTCGCTGGAATGTGATCGTAAATCCGTATTGGGTACTGCCAGCAGGCTCTTCCGACAAGCCGTACATTCTGTTGGATTCCAACTTCAACAGCAACGACGGTACTGCATTGTGGTATGAACGTGTTCCGGTGGAGGTCAGCGCCTATGAGGACAAGTATAACGGCACCAAGGCGGCCATCTATGATGGATATGCCCAGTTCGGCGTCGGATTTAACAACTGGCGCGGCATGATTATGGGCGGCGTTACCGGTGGCACGTCTCTGATGGGCTAGTTTGATAGATAGAGGGCTTCGGCCCTCTTTTTTTACATAGGAGGTGATAGGATTGGGTACAACATGGGACGAGATACGGGTGATAAGTCTGCAAAAGATGTTTCTGATCACTGGGGATAAGATCGAGGAAAACGACGGCACCAAGCCCTATTTGGCAGCTATGCCAGGGGCCTACAATGAGGCAGTGGAGCTGCTCAGCACCACAAACCGATTCATCCAAAAAGAGCACCGGATTGAATGCGATGGATTTCAGAAAAAAATCTCTATCAATCTGAAAAAAGAAATACCGGACTTGTATCAGTTGAAGCCAAACGGCATCTATTTTGACGATGGGAGAAGCGGTGTTGCCAGTTACTACGGATATGAGCTTATAGGGGATGAATATCTAGTGTTGAATGGGCGCAAAAAAGGCACATACCACATTTTCTACAGGGCATATCCCCTGCGCGCCAAGTCTGGCATGAAAGGCGATACAGACTTGCAGCTGGACGATGACGTAGCGGTATTGATTCCGCTGTATATCGCTTCGCAGCTATATAAAGACGATGACATCTCCATTGCGACCACATACCGCAATGAATTTGAGGTTGGCCGGGAAGTATTGACGAAAGAGCGGAACGGCAGCTTTGCAGCACAGTTCGTGAGTAAAACGGGGTGGTTGTGATGGCAAAGTTCAACGTACCAGACCCGCCGAAGGTCTACACGGAATCGCTGAAAAACTTTAAGGGCGTAGATTTCGCCAACAATCCCACGCAGGTAGCGACATACCGCAGCCCAGATGCCCAGAACATAATCTCTGACCTTGCAGGCAAGCCGGTAAAGCGCACCGGCTATGAGACCATCGCTGAGTTCGGCAGCCGAATCAACGGGATTTATCGGCTGGCGACGGAAGATGCCGAGAAGTTCATCGTGCACGCCGGTACAAAGCTATACGAATGGACAAGGACGGATGGAAAGTTCGCTGCATCCGGTACCATTATCTACTCAGACATGAATAATCAGCGGTCTACCGCCTTTCAAAACGATAAAAAGCTGTATCTATTGGACGGCAAGACATATCTGGTCTACGGTGAATTTGACGGCGCTTTTTCCGTAAAAAAGGTGTCAGACATTGCCACCGTGCCTATCGTAGTGGAAAGCCGCAATCCTGACGGAACCGGCGGCAGCACCGCAGAAGGGCTGAATGTGCTGACCCAGAAGCAGACATACAGTTTCTTCGGCACGGCGACAGCAACGGAGTATCATCTGGCGGCTGTAAATGTAAAGCTGAAAAGCGATGCTGTTACCGCGCGGATCATGGATGCCAACGGAGACTGGATCGATAAGAAAGAGAGCGCCGACTTCACGGTGAACCGGACGACCGGCGTTATTACATTCAAGACGGCCCCAGGGGTATCCCCTTCTGGCTCTGCTGATAATGTGGAGATCACGGTGGTCGAGGACACCGAATACAAATACACCACGGAGATCATCAACAAATGTACCATCGCGGTGCAGTATGGTTACAGAGGCAGCACAGATCGCGTATTTATCTCGGGCAACCCGGATGCCAAAAACTTTCATTACTGGTCTGCAGTCAATGACCCGTGCTATTTCCCGGCCTTCAACTATGCAAGCCTAGGGCAGGATTCCAGCGCAATTATGGGCTATTCACTGGTCAATGATATGCTGGTGGTACACAAGGAAGATAACGAGCAAGACCAGACCATTTTCCTTGTGACCGGCTCCTATAGCAGCGACGTCGGATATCATTTTGCCATCAGCGGCAGCGTGGCCGGTGTGGGGGCCATTAGCAAATATTGCTTTCAAAAGCTGGGCACGGAGCCTATGTTCCTGTCCCGGCAGGGCGTGTACTCGGTAGCAACCCAGTATCTGACAGCCGAGAAATACGCACAGAGCCGCAGCTACTATGTTGACCCGCGGCTGACTAAGGAGGCAAATCTTTCCGAGGCTGTGGCGAAAGAGTTCAACGGCAACTATTATCTGGCCGTGAATGGCCATGTCTACATGGCAGACGGCAGGCAGGAGACCTATATCAAGGACGCGCCGCAGAACAAGTATCAGTACGAATGGTATTACCTTACCAACATTGATGCTCGCGTCTGGTGGGAGTATGAGGGCAGGCTGTACTTTGGCGACAGCTACGGCAAGGTCAAGGTGTTTATGTTGGACAGTGAGAATACGGCGGCGCACAATGCCTACAACGATGATGGCGCAGCCATCCGGGCCTATTGGGACACGCCCATCTTTACATTTGATGTGCTGAGCAGATACAAGACGCTGAAAGGATTCTGGGTCATGCAGGCTCCATACCGAAGATCATCGGTAGATATTTTTTACCGACTAAAAGGTGACCTGCAGCTTAAAAAGCATAGCACTATGGACATCTTTGATTTCAATGACATCGATTTCACACGGTTCACGTTTATTACAGATGATAGCCCGATGATCGTTGCGACTAATGCCAAGGCAAAAAAGTTTATGATGATTCAATTCCGCGTAGAAAACAATGCAATCGGCGAGGGCTTCGGCTTTTACGAAATGGAGGCCGCCTATACCGTCGGCGGCAAATACAAGGGGTGAAAAAATGGGAATTAGCGATTACAAAATTAAGAGTGAAGATTTTAATAACCGAGATATTATGGGCCTACCGGACAAACCTTCTGAGGCCGGTATGTCTGCAGACAAGCTGAAAGAGATGTTTGATTCTGATTCAAAATATGTGCTCACACCGAAAATAAATGGGCTGATCGATTATCTGGAACAAAGCGGTGCGGGTGGTATTGGCGTAAATGATAACGGTACGCCATCCGATGTGCAGACCGTATTGGATAAGCTGGTGCGTTTCCTGTCCAATGATGCGAGGTACATCCGCATCAACAGCGACAAGCAGCTTGAAACATCGGCAGACGGTGTGACATGGGAAGCTACTGGCAGCAGTGGCCATGTTATCGTCGATAAAAACGGAGCAGTATTGCCGCAGCGAAGCCGGATGCAATTTACCAATTCAACGGTGGAAGATAGAAACGGCGT